CTAAAGATTTCCATATTAGCTGGAAACCGCCCCCCTAACGCTTGACCTCTATAGGTTTAAGCGGCTGGCCTAACCAAGCCAGGCCCATGCCCACTTTTTACGGGTGGTGTGGGTATCCACGTACGAGCCAGGATCCAAATTCGCATCGATAACACTAAACCGATGCTCGTAAGGATACCGTTTTTCGGCTCGATCACGACTAAGCTCCTTCCTGAGGAGCTCCCACCAATCAGGTGGACGGCGTTGTAATACTAAAGACGCAGTCGTGAGGATTCGATGTTCAAAACGCTGGAGATCTTTGTTGAATCTCCTAGCGAAGAAAACATCATTACTCGCGCTCGGTGTAACCCGAATGGTAAGTGGAACTTCCATTTCGGACCGGGGAAATACAAAGCCTACCTCCTCCTCGATGACAGAAATCATCGGGCGAGACGACTCGTACCCAAACTTGACAATGAATTCATTAATCAAGTCAGCGCAAGTATCCAATCCAGTACCGACTTTAGACGGCACCTTCCGAACTCGAATGGGAGTGACATCATAACCATTATGATAATCACCACCACAAGATTCACGGAAAGGACCATCCACATATGACTTTTCTCGATTGACAAGAAGTCCAATCGACTCAAGTCCCACCATGATATCCGATGCAAATCGGGTACCACAGATTATGTCGTCGCCGTACACGTATACTTTACAGTTGGTAATTCCGTAAAGTAAACGTATTGTTGCCTTTGCGCAGGCCCAAAAGACCAGCGCTTCAACTGGAAAACAGCAAGAACTCCCCATAGGGGCGAACTTGTTGAGTTTAACTATCACACCGTTCGGTAGGGCGGTCTCCTCGGAGCGACAAGCTTCGAGGCACTCAACCCAGTTCGGCGGAAAAACACGCCTCACTAGTTCGAGTGACACCCTATCGGATGCGTCTTTCAGATCCAAGGTAGCGAGCCGGTTGTCTAGACTGGCTCTATACGCAAGGGTCCGATTGACACTTTGGTCAGTAAAATTTATCTGACCTCGTGTAAGATAGTTGGTCTCGATGGTGTCGTAGAGTTTCCTCATGATCCCCTGCTGAGCGAACATAAGCTCAGCGGGTTCACATGATATTACTCTAGGGCCTCTCGAGTCCTTGGGCACTAAACACACACGTGCCCTTGGATGACATGTACGAGCTTGCTCCAGCTTATCTAAATCGTCCGACAAATGAGTCGGATTGAAGAAGAATAGGCTGGCATAATCATAGACTTGGTCAAGCTTAGGGTAATACCTAAGCGTGGCCCACTTCTTATGATTAGGAGTATGGCACGCGGTTGCACCGGTGCCATGGCAAGGCCTAATGTCGTAGGGGTTTGTGTTACACAGAACCCTTGCAATAAGCCTCGCCATCTCATCGACTATTCCTCTGGTTGAACACACAGCAGAGAGTCCGCGGCCCGTTGAACGGGCTGAGGAAGTGCTCCACTGTGCACCAGAGCTAAAATCGATATCAAGAAGATCCCGATCGGTCTTGATAAACCTTTCGAGAAAATCATTGATCGCAAGTTCGCCATGGTCTACCTCCAGTTTATAGAAAATGTAAGATAGTTGTCTTACACAATCTACGGCAACTGAGTTACCTTCCAAAGCAAACTTGATAGCTTTGCCCAGGAACATGGGTAAGCCGCATCCATCTGTTTTAAAAGATGGACACGCTGGCCACTCGTGTGTCGAATGGAAAGTATCAAGCGCTCTACCTAATTCAGGAAGAGCCTTTGTAAGGAACGGTAACCCCTCGTTCGCGACCCTTTCTTGAAAAACAAGGATATCCTTGTCATCAATAAAGGATCTGTAGCGATGGTTACGCGCTAGGTTCTCCCATAACAGGAGAAGGCTTTTCAGGCTACCATGAGAATTCATGACAGACCTCCAAAAGTATCCCTAGGTACGTTCCATACACTCAGACATAGCACAACGTACTACATTTGAGCTGCTACTACTCTCTCAAACTAACGAAGTCGGATTAGACCTCGCCGTTCAAGATCGCTGTTACGTTACCATTAGCTCCGCCCTCGATGCAGAAGTCGATCAATCTATTGGTCGCTTCAAGCATCAAAGCGTTGGTAATGGCCGTGTTCGGCGGTCGCGTCCAGACGATGTGACATGATCCGGTTGCGGCCACGCCAAATGAGTCGACGACCGTAAGGTCCGTTCGAGCCATCTTGCGCTGTGTGCCGTCTTTCGAAGCTTCATGGCTAATGGATAGTTTCGTTTCCACGGGTGGCGTTAAACCTGCCACTGAGAAAACGGACTTGTCCGAATCGCCATACCTCCGGACGAACGCCAATGTATTGGTGTCCACATCCGTAGGACAGTCTTTCGAAAGGGTTTGAGTGTCTGCTAACATATTCAGGATACTCTCCCCGAACGCGGGGTGCGCTTAGCTGAAAGCTAAGAGTTAGTTGAGCTTTCGCCCAACAAAGTCCATGGAAGTTTACTTCCGAAGGACAGTACCAAGGGAAAACAAAAGCTTCGCTTGGTTTAGTGTTGGTAACCTCCAGTTCAACTCTTTAAAAATAGAGTCGCTGGGCCCAATAGGTACGCGGATAAACCGTTTCGTATTGGTAACCCAACCTGGAGGGGTTCTCGTTCCTACACTCGTAATGACGTTATTGACATTAAGAATGAGGCGAGAATTGATGGTTAACGTCTGCTTACAAGAGACGTAAGATCCCAAGTAAGTAACCGGGAGTTCAAGGGTATCATGTTTATGGGCCTCTAGCCACGATCCAACGTCAAAGAACCAATCTAAGACGAAGGTAAATGGAAGGGCATCCCATAATATCCTCGGATTAGCCTCGAACCCTAGAGCATCAAAAATAGCTCTAAGGATCAAGATGTAGCCTTTAGTTACCTCCAAAGGGAGGCACTTATAGACTGCACCTACAGTCTTCTGGCGCTGGAGAATAGCCGTCCAATGGACGGGGTTTTCAGCATTGCCAGAAAGATTGAAGGTTCCCGATTTGGGGATTACAACGTTCTCAATAGTCTGACGAGAGGTCAAAACCTCATTAGCCATCTTATTGAAAGCATCAAGCTTAGCGATCAGATTGTCAAGAATCCCACGCATCACCGACAAATCGCCGAGTAATGGTTTGATTCCAAACGACCATGCGAGGTGATTTCCCGCAAGTGTTTTCGCCGTGCTACCAGAGGGCGCGCTGCTCTTGGCTAACTTGTTCAAGAGCTTAACGTTAGCTTTCAGCTGAACCCACAGTTTCTGTACATCATCCAACTCTAACAAAAAGTTGGGTAATGACATCTGTGTTAGATCTGGTTTCAACTTGTAAAAGTTGAGATCCATATCGGTTTGCGGATTGCCACTATAGGGTAGGTCTATACCTATACCTAGAGCGGCAAGAGCCGTAACCTCAGCTGTGGCATGAGATAGATCACCGTGATGTCCGTAGTTAATATGGAACCACCCATCAGCATGATGGGGGGAAGCCGACCTGACCTTCGTTGATAGAAGGTTTGGGTCGCCATAGTAACGCGTGTACTCATTGTGATCACAGGAATTAGGAAGAAACCTTTCGGTTTTCTTCTTAGTTGAATACGCAATTCGCCTATTCCCTTCAAAGACACGTATCGTAGGTGTGCCCCCATAAGGGGCCCCTTGCGGTACGCCACTCGCATTATATTCTTGCGATTGTGGTCTTACGACGTCTCTTGTTGGATAGGTTTGCGTTTTCACCTTTACAGGTCCTGTCTTGATAATCAAAGTATCTCCTCCTCGGGTAATCCTTCCTTCAGACATGCGTCTCACGACGCGAAAAGAGAAGCCCA